CCCTGGATCGCTCCTGGGGTAATTGCTGCTGCCAGGGCATCCAAGTTGGCCTGGGTCTGTTTCTGTTCTTCTGACATCGGTGCTCCTCCTCAAGAGTCTTAAATCTTTTCAACGTTTCTGTTGCGAAACGCGTACAGCGTCGCATTGTAGCGCGAGTACGCAGCGGTCAACTTGGGTTTGCCAAAAGTTTTATCCGCTTTTTCTTCGGTGATCGCGCTGGCCAGAATGAGCTGCAGCAGCGGCGTTCTCCACCCACGGCGGCGTTCCGCTAGCGGTACACCATGGGCATCAAAATTCATGATCGATAGTTCGGGACAATACCCGACCTGGACCCATGGGCCTTTCTGTTCGATCCCCTGGCTATCCACGAAGTACATAACAGCCTTGTCCGCGTGCGGATGTTGGCGATAGAAACACTGGACACCAGCCTTGCGTAGCAGGGTGATAAACTCCGAGTGCGCCATGATACGACCTTCACGAGCCTTTTCATCATCGTATTCGGACTTTGTGACCCACTGATACTGCTCGGCCAGCCCGTCGTTCTCTTCTTTCCACTGTGCCAGGAGTTCTTTGCTCTCAGAGCTGGACTGTCCTTCTTCGTATCGCTTGTTGGCGTAGTCCTCAATCTCTAGTGCTAAATCGTTGGGGATATTTTCATCCCATTCAGAGTCCCACGATTCCCAGGGAGCCTTTTCACTCAGCCGCGTTCCTTGTCCCGCGTATACTGCTTCCTTGCCGTAGCTCATGTTCCTCCTCAGGAATTGGCTAGCTGTTTGCGGTAATATTTGCCGCCGTCCGACCGTTGGAACCTAATGCTGTCGCGCCGACGGCAGCGTACCCGAGTTTCTTGATCTTCATCCTGCTCCTCCTCAGAAGCTTTTTTTGTTTGAAACATAGTCCCCAAGCGTAGGCTATAACTCTCGCTAGGGAAACTTGGAATGACATCTCAGTTGGCCGACCGAGGCATTCCCGATGGTTAGCGTCGATTGATAAGCCTCTGCACTGTGGGGCGCGGATGAATGGTCCGCCCTTATCCGCGTTCTTCTTATCAGGTGACACGCCAGCAGTTAATAGGGTTGTTCTTTCGAGAGAGCACCGACACGGTACGCGACGATTGCCGTCGTCACATACTGGACGATCTCTTCGTGATCTTGGGGTTCGCAACTCATGTCGGCTGCTTCCCAGATCGAGTAGAGAGCCGCTTTCGCAGACTCTAACTCAGTAAGCAGGTCAGCGACCGTTTGATCACTGACCTGTTGGGTTTTCTTGAGACGAGATTGCAGCAGGCGGTTTCTAGTCCGCTGTGTCAACAGTTCGGTCTCATCGTCTTCATCGTGCCTGTGCATTCTTTCTCCTCCCAGAGAATGAGTTAAGCTACAACTTGAACGTTGACTTCCGCATAGATCTTCATCAGCGGGAGTCCTGCCATCGGATTAGGAGATTGCGCCCCAGTTGCGCCGATGGTGTTGGCAAAGGTTGGGTACGATACTTCTACCACGGACACGCCCAGGGCGCCTGCAGTTATCAACCCAGTTGCCGAGACAGTGACCACCTTGGTGCGAGTGCTCAGGTTGGTGTTCGGTCCCGTTGCGCTGTACCCAGACAAAATCGCGGTGCCGTCTGCGAAGTAAGTCAGTGACAGTGCAGGATTGATGGTTGCGGTGGCAGCGTGAGTCTCAGCTACCGAGGCAGTATTGGTGGTGGTCAGTGTGGTCGCAGTTGCGGACACAATGACAAACGTACCGTTGTTCACGGCGTTGGTCACGAAGCCTGCAATGGTCACCTTGCCGCCGACAGGGAACGATGCGAACTCTGGGAAGGTCCCAGTGTACACTCCTGTCGAACTAGCTACTGCGCTCACTGCATCAACCCACTGTTGTTCCTGGGTCGTCGCGGTTGCCGCGTGCGTTTCCGCAACAGCATCGGGATTGGCCAAGGTCAGAGTGGTGGTGCCGTTGTTCGCGGTGCAGATGAACGTACCGTTGTTCGTGGGATTCGTAACAAACCCTGCTACAACAAACGTTTTGCCTACGAGGGAATTGGCTGCTTCGGTGATGGTGCCAGTGTACACAGCAACGCCCTCATCGGACGATGCAGTGGCCGCGTGCGTTTCCGCAACGGCAAAGGGGCTCTCAAGGGTGAGAGTAGTCGTGGTCGATGCGGTGCAAATGAAGAGACCATTGTTGGTCACATTCGCAAACCCTGCTACCGTGAACGAGTACCCGACCCAAGCATTCGAACCGCCGCCCGTGATGGTGCCCGTGTATACTGCCGTACCACCGCTCGATGCTGCCACGGAAGTGAGGGTCAGGATGCCAGGACCAGACGAGGCCGCAACAGCAGTCAACGTGTAGGCAGTCCCTGGTGCTACGGGAGTGTTTTTCACGTCAACAATCTGAGGGTCGAGCTGGAAAGTCGTTTGGCCGTTCAAGCCACTTAGAGACAACTGAACATTGTTGTAGCCAGGAACAAGGGCCTTGCCTGCAGGTACGCCAATTTCAACGTTACCTGGGACCAGGATCTTTGCGGCTACGCCGATACCAGTTGTGGGTGCTGGAAAACTCATGTGTGAATCCTTTCTGGATCGGATTAACCGAAATAGGACAGGCGAGCTTTGATGTTCGCCGTCAGAGTGGTCGGCGCCAAGCTGCTGACAGTGACCACGGTTCCCGCCTTGGCGTTAATGGTGACCGTGGCAGTGTTGCTTTGCCCAACACCAGTAGTTGCCACAGGAGTTCCGAAGCTTGCAGTGGTGAATACCGTGCCTGTATCGCCTTCGGTATACGCGATCTGGAACTGAGGCGGGGTGCCGTTAGTGGCAGTGTTCTGGGAAGCGTATACGGTTACGGTATACAACCCAGTCACGGGCACCGTTACGACCAGAAGAGAAGGCTGGGCAGCGGTGGTCGCCAGCACAAAAGACTTCCAATCCGCATTGCTGACTGGTTGCCATCCTGTACCTGGGTTAACCCACAAAGCGCCTGCGCCAGTCTCAAGCCCCAAGGTACGGGTTGAGCCACCTGCTGGAAACGTCGAGGGTGTTCCGCTGAAAATTGCGTCAATACTCATTGGTTCGATTCCTTTCCTGGATGTACAAAGAACGGGGGCCGAAGCCCCCCTCTTTGATTAGCTGATTGCGGATGCCGCATCGATTTCGCGAATGCGGATCGTGGTGTCAGGACCCAGAGAAGTCGTGAAGTGAACACGGTATGCCGTCCATCCAGGGATCAAACCTTCAGGATCGCTCACAGAGGGTTCAACGTTCTGGCGGATAGTGCATTTGATGTTCTGCCATTCACCTTGACCGAACTCGGTGTCACCCTGCGCGCCCAACTTGATCGAGTAGATACCGTCACGACCGAAGATGTAGGTGCGGAGAGCAGTCAGACCAGACACGCCCTTGTAGTTCGTGGTCTGGGTGACCTGATTGGTCTGGAAGAAGTGGACGCCGCTACCAGGAAGCTCGATCATTTCGGTCAAATCTACCGAGATCAGATCTTCCATCTTGGTCAGACCCACGGGGGTGTGCTTCAAGATGTCGATAGGGCTGTTGTTGCTGACATCGGCCAACACGTCGCCCAGGGCGAACGGGTGGATGACGCCGCAGAATGCCTTGCTTGCTTCGTCGTACGGACGAACAGAGCGTCCTGCCAAACTCTGCACGGCGTTACGAATCTGGTTCAGAGACAAGGTCGTGAACGAGGTCGTGGACGCAGCAGCCAACTGAATCAGAACGCTCGGGTCAATGCCGTTGGCGCCGTCAGCAGTTGCACGGACCAGGGCCGACAGGGATTCTCCCAGGCGATAAGACATTTCGTGCGCAACGTTCTCAATGGTGTTGTCAATGGCAGTGGCCAGGGACAAGCTGGAGAAGTTGGCGTAGTCAGCGAACTCACCGATGGTGGCCACGGTGTTGAGAACGTTGACAGTGATCGAGCTGCCCACGGTACCTTCGGCGGTCTGCGCGGTGTTTGCAGCAAACGGAACGTACATGAACATTTCGTACTGGTTACCGCTCTTGGTCGGAAGGTCCAGGCGCTCAGAGCAAGCCACGAAAGGCGTCTGTGCCTTCAGGTTTGCGCGAAACTTTTTGTCGTAGAACTTTACAGTGCTTTGGGGCAGATTCGACTGCTGGTTGCCCGCTGGGGAAAAACTCATGGTTGTAGTCTCCTAAAAGAATGGAGTCGCTTCTCCTCCCAGAGAAACCCACATACA